TACTTTGTAGAATTTGATTTTGACGGATACCATTTAAGATTACTAGCAGAACAGATAGAATATCAGCTAACATCAGAGTCTGCTCATAAACAGTTAGCTAGGTTATACTTTAATAAGAAAGAAATTACAGATGACGAATACAAACAAGCAAAACAAATTAACTTTCACGCAATTTATGGAAAAATCCCAGAAAAGTACGGTCACCTCGACGTATTTAAGAGAATTGATGATTATATCAAAAAGCTATGGGAACGATACGAAAATGACGGAGAAGTCCTGGCACCAATTAGTGGAAAGCCTTTCACAACAGCTTTAAAGAAGATGAATCCACAGAAACTAATGAATTACGTAATGCAATCACTAGAAACATCTAGAAATATTGTAATACTTAAGGAATTACTTAAATATTTAAAAACTAAAAAAACGACTATAAGTCTTTACACTTATGACTCTATAATTATGGACTTTAATAAAGAAGACGGTAGAGATACCCTCGAAAATATTAAAAACATAATGGAAGAGGGGGGTAAATACCCTGTATCATTTAAGTACAGTAAAGATTTAAGTTTATGATATTAACTTATATTTATATAAAATGACAAATGTTATAGAGAATCGGTTCGACTACGATATAGAACCACTATGGAATACCGAAGATATGAGCAATAAACTATTTTGCACTTTTACAACAGAAGACACTTTAGAACCTACATTAGAGGTTATAAAAGAAAAGTACTCTATTATGTACAATAAGATTTTTGTGCTTTATTCAAAAAGCCAAGACGAATACATATGTACATATAATGTAGATTTCGCAAATGTATCTAATTTTATTGACAACACAATCTTAGTACATAGAAAGAAAGAATCAAATACACTGTATACTATAAATGCTCTGAATACCCTTATAAAGGAACTAAACGGAGGAGAATTAGATACTTCATACAGAGTTAACTGGTCAGATTACCGCAATTGCGTACTTTTAACTAAGGGATCTGAGCTAAAAAGAGTTAATACAAAACTTTTTCGTATAATAGAGTTGGAGAACTAAAATATAGTTCGTATATTGTATTAATAATAAATGTTTTAAATAATAAATGTTACACTATGGATATTAACGCTATCAAGGCTAAACTAGACGCCTTAAACTCTAATGGTCAGGAGAGAGAAAAAACAGACTACTCAAAGATTTTTTGGAAACCAGCAATTGGAAAACAGACTATACGTTTAGTACCGTCTGCTTTTGATCCTGCTATGCCATTTAAAGAATTAAAGTTCCACTACGGTATTGGAAAGTACCCTATGGTAGCTTTATCTAATTTTGGAAAGCAAGACCCTATTGAAGAGTTTGTAAAAGAATTAAAAAAGACATCAGATAAAGATAACTGGTCTCTTGCAGGTAAAATTTCACCAAAGACACGTATTTTTGCTCCAGTAGTAGTACGAGGAGAAGAAGATAAAGGAGTACGTATTTGGGGATTCGGAGTTACAATTTACAGAGCTCTATTGGCATTAATTGCTGATGAGGATATTGGAGATATAACAGATGTTATTAACGGATGGGATTTAGTTGTAGAACAAGTACAAGGAAACCCTTACCCTGAAACTTCTGTACGTATTAAACCAAGACAGACACCTCTATCAGACAATAATGATGAAGTTGACACTTGGATGAAAACACAACCAAATCCAACTGAAGTTCATTCTCAATACGATTATGAGTTTATTAAGAAACAACTTCAAAATTACTTAAACCCAGGATCAGCAGATGAGTCGAGTACTCCTACAACCCCTGCTGCAGATACAAAACTGCCAGAAAGCTTAGGTCAAAATAAAACAGACTTTACTTTAGAGACAGCTACTGCAGGTAAGCAAGACACAGTTAGTAAATTTGATGACTTATTCAACGAGTAAATATGGCCAAACAGAGAAAAGAAGTAAAAGCTGCCGCATCAGCGGCAGTAAAAAAGGGCTTTAACTTAGGCAACTTTAAAAAGAAGAAAGGTTTTTCTAATGCATCTGTAAAGTTTAAAGAGCAAGGATGGATTCCTTTATCGAAAGCATTTCAAGATATAACCTCACTACCGGGTATCCCTACAGGGCATATAACCCTATTGAGAGGTCATAGTGATACTGGAAAGACTACTGCTTTATTAGAAGCAGCTGTAAATGCACAAAAACAAGGTGTACTACCAGTATTCATTATTTCAGAGATGAAGTGGTCATGGGAACATGCTAAAGAGATGGGATTAGAATTTACAGAGGTTCTAGATGAGCACGGTAAAGTAACAGATTACGAAGGCTTTTTCTTATACGCAGATAGAGGTACGTTAAACACGATCGAAGAAGTAGCTGTTCATATGGCTGACTTAATAGATGAGCAAACGAAAGGTAACTTACCTCACGATATGTGTTTCTTCTGGGATTCTATTGGATCTATACCTTGTGATTTATCAGTACGTTCTAATAAGAACAATAATGAATGGAATGCAGGAGCTATGTCTACCCAATTCGGTAATAATTTGAATCAAAAGATTCTATTATCTAGGAAAGAGAACTCACCTTATACAAATACTCTAGTAGCTATTAATAAGGTATGGACTATGAAACCGGAACATCCTATGGGTCAACCTAAATTACAGAACAAGGGAGGAATGTCAATGTGGTATGATGCTACGTTAGTTGTTACTTTTGGTAATATTACAAACCCTGGAACATCTAAGATAAAAGCGGTTAAAAACGGCCTTCAAGTAGAGTTTGCTAAAAGGACTAACATCCAGATAGAAAAGAATCATATCGGAGGAGTACAATCTAGAGGTAGAGTTGTAATGACATCGCATGGTTTTATTGAAGATGATAAAAAAGCTATTGATAAGTATAGAGATGCACATAAAGAGCATTGGCTGAAACTAGTTGGTTCTATTGACTTTGATCTTATTGAAGAAGGAGATTTAGAAGAAACACCTATAACAGCTAACTTATTAGATTAATGGCATACGATAACATACTCAAAAATTTAAAACAGACCCCACCCCGATCGCTGAACGATCATATCCTGATTGTTGATGCAATGAATATGCTCATTAGATCATTTTCATTACTCAAAGCGATGAATCCCGACGGCCACCATATCGGTGGCCTGGTTGGATTCTTAAGATCGTTAGGGTATGTAACTAGGATTTTTGATCCCACTAGGGTAGTCGTAGTCTGGGACGGTAAAGGAGGATCAGCTAATAGGAAGAATATAGATCCTAACTATAAAGCAAATCGTGCAACATCTAGAATAACACACTGGGGACTTTACGATACTAAGGAAGAAGAAACCGAAGCTTTAATAGGGCAGTTATACAGGGTACAAGATTATTTAGATTGTTTACCCATTCAGCAATTATCTATGGAAAAATTAGAAGCTGATGATGTAATAGCATATATAGCTAATGAAGCAGGTGCTTCAGCTAAGGTTAATAAAGTAACAATCGTATCATCAGATAAAGATTTTTTACAGCTAGTAGATAACACTATTGAAGTATATGCTCCAGTTAAGAAGAAAACTTTTACTAAGGATAATATATTTGAAGAACTAAAAGTATTGCCAGAAAACTATAATGTAGTTAAAGCTTTACTAGGAGATAACTCAGATAATTTAGCTGGTGTGAAAGGTCTAGGTATAAAAACAATAGTATCTGAATTTCCAAACTTACTAAAAGATCCTACTTGTGATTTACAGTACGTTTACGATACTTGTGCTGCTAAATTGGAAGAAAAAAAGGTTAAGAAAATATTCCCTAAAATTATTACGGAGTGGGATAGAGTTGAAACTAACTTTCAGTTAATGGACTTAAATGTTTCAGATTTAGATGACAAAGAAAAAGAGTTTGTTAATGAGGTAATTAAATCCCCTATTAATGACTTACAGACAGGTGCTTTTCTACACCTATTAGATCAAGACAAAATTGAAGGTATCACCAAAAACACAGAAGGTTGGTTAGATAACTTCAAAGGTCTTAGGTTTGCTAAATAGATAAAAAAAAGTGGAGAAAAAGACAGCTATTTAGTTGCTTTTGACTCTTAAATTAGTTATATTAAATAAAAGGTTTTACATGACACTAAAAAGCTTACAGCAATACGGGAAGGGGTTCCAACTAAAGGTACTAGGATCTTTACTAACAGATAAAAAATTCTTACTAAACGTAAGAGATGTACTAAGCGAAGATTATTTTGACGCTGATACACATAAATGGATTACAAATCAGATTATATCTTATTTTGATAAGTACCATACTACTGTTACAATGGATGTACTTAAAGTAGAACTTCAAAAACTAGAGAACGAAGTCCTTATAGTAGCTCTAAAGGAAGAGCTTAGAAATTCCTATCAAGCATCTCAAGATGATTTAGATTACGTACAGGAAGAATTTACTACTTTTTGTAAGAATCAAGAAATGAAACAAGCCATTCTTAACTCTGCAGATTTATTAAAACTTGGAGACTTTGACGGTATTCGAGATATGGTAGAAAAAGCTATGAAAGCAGGTATGGATAAGAATATAGGCCACGAATATAACAAAGACATAGAAAGTCGTTATAGAGAAAATTATAGACCTACTATACCAACACCATGGCCAGTGTTAAATGATGGAATTCAAGGCGGATTCGGACCAGGAGATCTAGCTATCGTATTCGGTAACCCAGGAGGAGGTAAAAGTTGGACTTGTGTAGCTATGGCAGCACATGCTGTTAAAATGGGGTACAACGTTAATTACTATACTTTAGAATTAGGAGAAGACTATGTAGGTAAACGATTTGACTGCTACCTTACAGGTTACTCTATTGACGAAGTAAACGAACATCGAGAAGAGGTACAGAAGATAGTAGGAGGCTTAAAAGGTAAACTTATAGTTAAAGAGTATCCACCTAAAGGAGCGACAGTAAATACCGTTAAATCCCATATTCAAAAGTGTATCGATATGGATCATAAACCAGATCTAGTTGTTATTGACTACGTTGATTACTTAAGAGCGCCATCAAAAGGTAAATTCTCTGAACGTAAGGATGAAATAGATGATGTATTTATAGCAACTAAAGGTTTAGCTAAGGAGTTTAAGATTCCTGTAATTACTCCATCTCAAGTTAACAGAATGGGTGCAAAGGATTCAGTTATTGAAGGAGATAAAGCAGCAGGTTCTTATGATAAAATGATGGTAGCAGATATGTGTTTCTCTTTATCTAGGATGAAAGAGGATAAAGTACTGGGAACAGGTAGATGGCACGTTATGAAAAACAGATACGGTATGGACGGTATGACATATAATTTAAAAATGGATACTAATAACGGTCATATCACATTTGACGGAGAAGCTAACCCGGAGGATCTTATACCAGGCAATGACGCACCTAACTTTACTTTGTCACGTGAGACTATGTCACAGATTTTTGATAAAAAGTAATAAAACCATCACAGGAAATCAAAATATATATGCTATTTATCAAAGCGTCCTCGAGGAACTAAATAGCAAAGCCTCGGGGACTTTCCTGTCTTATTAACATTAAAATATATAAAAATATATGAGTCTATTAGAAGAACGCATTGTTTACAAACCATTTGAATATCCAAAAGCTTATGACTTTTGGCTCAAACAACAACAAGCACACTGGTTACACACTGAAGTACCAATGTCCCAAGACGTAACCGATTGGGCTAGCAATCTTAAATTACATGAAAAAAATGTAGTTGGAGGAATACTTAAAGGATTCGCACAAACAGAAACAATAGTAAATGATTATTGGTCTACCTTGGTAACTAAGTGGTTTAGGAAACCTGAAGTTATTATGATGGGTACAACATTAGGCTCTTCAGAAACTATACATGCAGAGGCATATTCACTTCTTAACGAACAGTTAGGTTTGGATAACTTTGCTGAATTTTTAGAAGATGAAGCGACTATGGCTAAGATAGAAGCATTAATGAAGGTTAGAGATAACCATGACGGTACTCCTAACTGGCACCAAAGAGCTGTATCTCTCGCAATTTTTTCTGCATTTACAGAAGGTGTTAACTTATTTAGTTCCTTTGCTGTGTTACTTTCTTTTAAAATGAGAAACCTCCTTAAAGGGGTAGGACAGATAGTAGAATGGTCTGTAAGAGATGAATCACTACATTCAGAAGCAGGATGTTGGTTATTTAGAACCCTTATGAAAGAACATCCAGAATTTAAGACTCCTGAACTTATTAGAGATATTGAAGAAGCAGCTCATGGAGCAGTTAAGCTAGAGTTTGATTTTATAGATAAAATATTTGAAATGGGGGATCTAGAAAATTTAAGCAAGGAAGAATTAAAAAACTTTATTAAACATAGAGTTAACACAAAGATGGCTGATTTAGGATTAAAGCCTATAATTCCTGCAAAAGATATTGATAAAGGAGCACTAAAGACAATGAAATGGTTTGATGCTGTAATTGCAGGTAAACAACAAACTGATTTCTTCGCAAGCAGAGTTACAAACTATAGCAAAGGCCATGTAGATTGGTCAACAGCATTTTAAAATAAAGGTAAATGAGCATAATAACAGACACAAGCGAATGGATAGCTGGAAAGGACTATCCAGAATGGATGAATGAAGTATCAATAGCGACTATATCTAAAGGGTACTTAGGACAAGGAGAAAATGTTAAAACAGCATATAGAAGAGTAGCTTCTACCGTAGCAAAAAGATTAGACCGTCCAGATCTAGAAAATAAATTTTTTAGGTATATGTGGAAAGGATGGTTGAACTTAGCCTCCCCGGTACTTTCAAACACCGGAACCGATAAAGGACTGCCAATCTCATGTTTTGGTATCGATACACCCGACTCGATACGAGGTATTGGATTAACCAATGCTGAATTAATGAGATTGACTTCCCTTGGCGGTGGAGTAGG